TCTGTAATCCGCTTAATGATAAAAATTTGTTTTTCATATCTTAATTGTTTTTAAATTATCGTTGTATTTACCAATCTTTCTATTTCGTTGTTTGTTATTACATCGTCTCCGATGTTTTCGATAGGCGTTTCTGTTCCAGAATCGTTTATCATTGTATTTATTAATTTTTTTATTTCATTATCCGTTATGATGTTATCATCGGAGATTTCGTTTTTTAAAAGTTTTTCGTTGAGACTCTCCAATAATGTCTGTAGTCCGTTTAATGATAAAAATTTGTTATTGCTAGTATTGGTATCCATATTAAATTATAGTTGTATTTATCAATTCATTTATCTCATTGTTTGTTATGGTATTGTTTTCTGAAGAATCTGTTTCCGAACCACCTATTATTGTATTTATTAATCCTTCTATTTCATTGTTCGTTATGGCACTATCTTCGGAAGTTCTTATACCTCTTATTGTTGTGTCTACTAGTCTTTCTATTTCACGAGTTGTTATTATATTGCCGCCAAGAATCCCATCCATTGAATCGTTGTTTTCGGAAATATTCGAACAGTCATATTCAAATGAAGGTGTTTCTGTCTGCTTCATAACATCATTGGTACAGATAATTTCAATGGTTGGTTTGGTTGAAATTTCACTTCCATTTATATTTATGTTCTGATACCATCTGTCACCATCGTGTCCGGTGTGTATAATGAGATTATGTCCGTTGAAATCTATATAGTCCCTTATTATTATTTTCAATGTCTGACCTTTTTTCCATTTGATGTCATTATCATCGACATACAAGTTAATGTTATTTGTACAAGGGTCTCCCTCTACATACAATATTACAAGATTGGAACCTTCTTCGAGGGTTGTGTATATGTTAAGGTTTGTATTGACATCGGTATGGTTTATCACAAATCTGTGATTTATGTCCACCGGTTTTGTGAAATCCGGTTCCGGGCAAAGTTTTACCCGCATTGTCGAACTACTCCTCTCCGTGGATGTACTTCTAGTGGTGAGTATCATTTCATACAAGTCGTTCAAGTTGTATGTGGAATTCTTCAAATCTATCACCACCTTTCCGTCTTCGTTTGTTATTGTTGTTCCATAACCTTCAACCACCGACACGGGAGGGTTCTGTTCGGAAATGAAATTGTCCACCTTCTGGTTTATGTCGGATATGAGACCGTTGAGTGCAAGCTGGTCGGCCATTCCCGAACCATTGAGTCTAACTTCGATGTCCCTCACCCTGTCCTCTACGGAAGATAGGGTATCCACACCGTATAGAAGCACTTCGAGTTCACTTACACGGTTTTGCAGTCTCGCTATCTCTGTCTGTTGTCTGCTAAAAATATCAAAAGTCTGCTGTAATTTTGTCATATCATCTAAATATTCTTGAAATGTCTCTAATAGTTCCGTATTAAATTCGGCGGTATTTTCAAAATCGGAATCACCGGTTTCTATATAGGTCGTACTGGTCGGATATGCATCCACCTTTATGTCCACCTTCAATGCAAATGCGTTTCCGTTCTGCAAGTTTGTCGTCTTGTGTTTCGGATAACGCTGTATATAACCGGTTGGTAATTGTTCTCCCGTGTTGGTTATTTCTTCGAGGAAGAGGACACCATACAGGTTTGTGACCGTTTCACTGGTACCATTGTTTGTAAAATCATAATATATCAGTACACAGTTGAACTCAAAGTCTTCGGCCGAGAGTTCGTTCATACTCGATATGTCATAATATCCCATACTGTTGTTATAGTAAAAAGTGTCCCTGAAATCAATGACATATCCCCTATCTCCGGTGTATGTATTGGGAGTTTCAATATCGTATATGGCCGAATTGGATAATCCGTATTCACTAAATTCGTCACCGTCATCCCTTCCTATTATTCTTTCACGGTTCATAACAATGTCACCACCATTGTAATTATCATCGGTAGTGGTACCAAATCTTACTTCATAACTTGCACCGACGGTACTTGGAATATGTAGATATAATTCACTGTAAACATCACCGTCTATCTCTACGGAATTTATGATGTCGATGTTTCCAATATATTTCACCGTTCTTTGACTGACATAATCGCTATGATGGAGGGTGTCACCCGGAGTATATGTCAAGTCACCACATTTTTCATAGTACAGGTTTGTCCCCGTTTCTGCATATTGGAATTCTATACCGTTTATTTTTTGCAACCAGTTGAAGAAAACCCTTTCCGAAGGAGACCTTATTATGTCGTTATTGTAACCATCATCGTCCCCCTCACCATTCAGTATGGCGGTTTCATAGTTCATCACATAGTTTTGCAGATGTTCCGCTATATATGTGTTGAAATCATTTCCTTGTGGTTCATATCCTGGGAAACCATACTGGATAGGGTCTGAATCCTCGCTTGTAGCTTGTTTGAGATATATCAAATTATTATCGGAAGCATTCGTTGAAATGGTCATATCTTTTAGGTTTAGACAAGCGAAACGACTAAATCTAAAGGAATAATTATCATTTGTAAAAACCCTCGCCACATCTCTCTGTGCTGATGGAAATGTGTATAGAGTTCCACCGTTTACTCTTGGAGGTGTCAATAATGGTGTAATCATATTCTTTTATATAAATTAGATTATATTTTATTTATGCAACAATAAAAAAGAGGGAGATTTCTCCCCCTCTTTTTTATTGTTTTGAAAAGTTTACTTTTTACCGAAAAAGTCACCGAAGTTCGCTCCAAACGGATTGCTCTGTGGGTTTTCTCCGTTCTGTTTCGAATATATTTCCGTCCCTGCTTCCATAAGGGATTTGTTAAGGATTTCCATACATGCCTTGCACGAACCGGCGTCTTTTTCCTCGAAGGCGTTTTTCAGAGCGTTGATACCGTTTTCAATCTCCGTTTTCTTTCCTTCGGAAATCTTGTCACCGTTTTCTTCAAGGAACTTCTCACTCTGGAAAATGGTGTTGTCGGCCATATTCAATGTCTGTATCCTTTCGGATTCCTTCTTGTCGGCGTCTGCATTGGCTTCCGCCTCCTCTTTCATACGCTTGATTTCATCATCGGACAGTCCGGAGTTGGATTCAATTCTGATGTCTTGTTTCTTTCCCGTACCCTTGTCTATTGCCGATACTGTGAGAATACCGTTTGCATCGATGTCGAAGGTAACTTCAATCTGTGGAACACCACGTCTTGCCGGAACGATACCGTCAAGGTGAAATCTTCCCAACGACTTGTTGTCTCTTGACATAGGTCTTTCACCCTGCAATACGACTATTTCAACTGAAGGCTGGTTGTCAACGGCGGTTGTAAATGTCTCGGTTTTCTTTGTCGGAATGGTTGTGTTTGCTTCAATGAGTTTTGTCATTATACCACCTTCCGTTTCTATACCGAGAGAAAGTGGTGTGACATCGAGAAGAAGAATATCACCGATTGATTTATCACCAGATAACACAGCTCCTTGAAGACATGCACCAAGAGAAACTGCCTCGTCCGGATTCACACTCTTATTTGGTACTTTTCCGAATGTTTTTTCAATCGCCTGTTGTATAGACGGTATTCTTGTTGAACCACCGACCAATAAAATCTCATCTATATCAGAATTTGATATTTTTGATTTTCTCAAACATTCCTTGCAAGTTTCTATTATCTTGTTTGTCAAACCAAATGACATTTCCTCAAATTTACTTCTTGTTAGTGTTTTTGTAAAATGAACAGGTACACCATCTATACTTGATATATAAGGAAGATTTATGTCTGTTGTAAGTGAAGATGATAATTCTATCTTTGCTTTTTCTGCAGCTTCTGTCATTCTTTGTATAGCCATAGTATCTTTGGAAATATCAAAATTAGAATTTTCTTTCTTAAATTCATCTATAATCCAATCAACAATTAAATTATCATAATCCTTACCCCCAAGATGCAAGTCTCCATTTGTACCAAGAACCTCCATAACACCAGATGAGATGTCGAGCATTGTGAAATCGGATGTTCCACAACCTATGTCAGCAACAAGAACCTTATACTCCTTTTCCGTATCAAGTTTATAACCGAAACTCAATGCCGCCGCTGTCGGTTCGTTTATAACCCTTAAAACATTTAGACCGGCAATTTCTCCGGCATCTTTAACCGCTTGTCTTGCACTATCGCCATAGTATGCCGGGCATGTTATAACAGTATCCGAAACTTCTTCACCAAGATAATCTTCTGCTGTTTTTTTCATCTTTTGAAGAATCATAGCGGATATTTCTTGTGGTGAATATGTTTTTCCGTTTACTTCCACATAAGCCATACCGTTTTTACCCTTTATAACATTATATGAAACTCGTTTTATCTCATCAGTAACATCGTCATATTTTTCACCCATAAAACGTTTTATGAACAAAATTGTTTCCTTTGGAAACATAACACTTTGACGAAGTGCCGGATTTCCTACTTTTATTTCGTTTTTTGCAAACGAAACGACACTTGGTGTTGTAGAACACCCTTCATTGTTAAAAATAACTTTTGGTTTTCCTTGTTCCATTACAGATACACAAGAGAATCCTGTTCCTAAATCTATTCCAAGTATATTCTTCATATTATTTTGTTTTTATTAAGTTTTTTAAATAATCTTCTATTGTTTCAAATTTTTTTTGGCAAACTTTGTGCCACCTCATTAAGTTTGTTTTTGTTGTTTCCACATTACAAATTGGACATTTTAGTTTTGGTTGTGGCTTTGGTATACCTTTTAAAGTATCACTTCTTTTTTTATTAGATTCTTCTGTTTGTTTACAACCTTTTGTTACACCAACAAGTTCACCACTTAAATATCTTTCATCATTCTTACTTACACTAAATGTATTTCCGTTACAATCCTTTACAGAAACCATACCTATTGTAACACCCTTTAACTCACCAGTTTCTATTCTTGGGTCGTCTGTTGTTGTGTATACATTTTCATTTGTTATTGTGTTTTTATATACAGCATGGTTCTTTGTAACACCGACGAGTTCTAATGTTTCATAATCTTCATCACAAGAAACTTTGACAATATTACCATTCTTGTTTATCATAGTTGCCTTGTTTTTTATTTTTTCGGAAATCTTTTTTGACCTTTCTGGATTTTGATATGAACCAGTGTCACCAGAATTTCCACCAATTGCTATATTGTATGTATCTTTTCTATTACGAAATTCTGGATTTACAATATTCTTTTCGGCGGCGAGCATCTCATCCGATGTTTCAAAGAATTCCAAAATCTCCTTTTCAAAATTTTCTATACCGTATTTTTCATAGGCCAATTTCAAAATTTTTCCAGAACCCATATAGTTATCATTCAAATTGTTTGTCGAATGAACACCTATGTAAATTTTATGGTTTATTTTGTTCGTTATTTTATAAAGATAGTTATATTTCTTTTCATATACAATATTCATATCAAATGTTCCTCCTATATGTGATACTTTTGATATATTTATGTAAATGATTTTTCTCCTTTAAATATAACAAATCCCACAAAAATAATTTGTGGGATTTTGTTGTTTAAAGGATACCAACAATCTTATATAAGACTAAATTTGATTTTGTATCTCCTTTTTTTAATCCAATACATTTATTGAAAAAAACTTTAGATTTACCTTGGGATATTACAGCAGATGTGACTATAACATCAGAATTGTCATAAGGATAAACCGATGAAGAACCGTAGAAATAACCAAATTGACCTTTATTTACATTATCAAGGTCTATTTCTATTGTTGCGGGTGGTGTGGAGTCATCACCACTGATATATAGTTTAATGGTTTTAAATGCTGACATATCAAGTTTTGTAATCTGCCATTCCGGGTTTTCTATATTATCGGTTCCGGCTGCTATTATACCATTGTTTATTGTAAGTGCTTTCCACAATTCAACTGGTTTGGTACCATAACAAACACCATCAAGATATATGTTGTTTGTTATATTGTCAAATATGATAACACCCTCTTTATTATCCTTAGATGGGTCATATGCTTTTTTCTTTAATATTACCTTTATGTTTGACATAGTGTATTATTGTTATTCTTTTTCTTCGTGTTTTTCAGTTTTTTCCATTTCTGGTTCAAACTCCTTTCTATATTCCTTTTCGTCTTCTTCCTTCATCCTCTTTCTTGCACGCTCTTCCCTTTCCTTCATACTTCTTTCCTTCGCCCTTTTCTTCTCTTCCTCTTCCTTTTTCAACATAAAGTCGGCTACTATATCATCGGTTACGGGTTCCTTCTTTAATATCTTTATGAACTTGAAGGAACGGAAACTTCTCCAAGCGAATTTGTCGAGGTCGTAATAGACCATCTGGTATGCCGGTTTCGGACCACCCGTTCCCTTGATGGGCGGCAGGAAATCGGGATGAAGTGTTCCGTGTGCCTTTCTTATTGAACCGTCTCTTTTCTGAAACTTGAAAGTAAGAACATTTTCACGGAGAAGTTTTCTCATAATCTTCCTCTCCTTGAGTACAAGGCTTCCCGAAAGTTTTGCCTCATTGATGTATTCTATGTAATCCAATATTCTCATCTTAAGTGTTTTTGTTTAATATCGTTTATCGGAATATCTTTTACACAACCTGAAACGAACACAATGGTCAAGATTATATTTGTCACTGGTAGTATAAAAATCAAAACGATTGTCTTCAGGTTTTAAATGATAGGTATCAAGGTGTATTTTCATACCTGTGTTTATTGTATAATCATTTCCATAATAATATATTGAAAGATAATAATCTTTATGTTTAATGGCGGCCAATATTTTTATAGGTACATCATCAAATATCTCACATTGTATTATTTTTTTCTTACCGTCATCAACAACACATTTGATATCCTTTTTTAGTTTTTTAAGAGCGTCATCCAACCAACCAATTTGAATCAGTTGATATTTTTTAGACATTTCAAACATTTCAAGACACCTCTGAATATCTTCGTTTCTAAAAAAAGGTCTTGAATAACTAAAGGCGTCAATGTCATAACCATATTCAACCAACTCTTTGAGTGGACTATAATCTATATCGGAATCTTCATCGCTTTTTGCAAGAAAATCCATATTTGCAATCTCTATCTTTCGTTGTTCCTCATCTTTTCCGCCATAGGTTTTACCGGTGTCTATAAATTGAACATTATTTTCTTCAACCCATTTGTCGATTAAATTATCTATACCTCTGGATATTCGCTCTTTCGGTGTATAATCTTCTTCCCTTTTTATAGCATCGAAATATTCCTTTGTCAAATTTAACAGTATTCCCATTTTTATTTCTTTTTCTTGTCTTCTTCGACAGTGTTCCTTATCATTCTCATAAGGTCTTTCTGACTACTTGATTTGTATCCTGAAGACACTTCCGTGGCTGTGGTGTCATCGACATTCATACTGTCCTTTTCGATGGAAATCTTCCTGTACTCCTCCTCTGCGTTGGCCACATAGTTGGTCTGTGTCTTAACGAGGTCTATGAATGTCCTTTGCAAGTTTCCGACGGCATCGAAAAGTTTAGGGTTGATGTCTCCCATCTCTATATTTTCCATCAGCAGAGATATTGCTCTTTCACTGACTTCCATCTGGTTCATAATTTTTCCAAGTGTCATAGAATCCAGGTTTACCTTCGCCTGAACATATTCCGACTTGGATATGAAACCTTCCGACAGATAGAGCCTCAACAGGGATGTCATAACCTTCTCGGCCTTCTCTTTCGCTTTCACAAGTGCCGGTGGTTCTCCTTCGGGAACTTTCACGGGTGCCCTGTTGAATGTCAGTGTAGTGGCATCCACGTCTTTGTTTATGTCTATGTCGTTTTCCAACAGAAGGTCAGATATACTGTCCTTGTAAGGGTTATTTTCAAGATTGTCTTTCATATTGTTTTAATTTACAAAAAGATAATATATTTTTACCTCTTCATCTTTACCGGTTATTCTTACTTCATATTCCTCATTGTCATAACTCGACAAGTAGTGTCCGTATCCATTTGCATCCACACAAAGTTCGGCGAGTTCTTTAAGGTCATAGTACGAAGAGTCCAAATCGCCAAAATTAAGAATAAATTCATCGACAACATCATTTATATCATCGACCTTCTTTTCTACAAACTCATGTTTTTTGTCGCTTATGTTGAACTTTGGTGAACTATAATCTAGTTCAAAGTATTCATCATCGTCTTCAACCACACCGTAATCTATAAAGTATTTTACAAGGTTTTCATCGTCGAGTTCTTCGATTATTTTTTCCGCTTCTTCGAATGAAAGTTCCTCATCGTTCTTCATCATTTCTTCGGCGAGTTCCTTCTTGGCATCTTCTACATCGAACCTCGGTTCGGTATGGTCCGTATTAAAATATTCTGAACTATCATCTATGATGTCATATTCAATCATTTCATCATATAACCTACTTTCGTGCTTGCCATTCTCGTTTTCTATGTCGTCGCTATAATTTTCATAATCTTCCTTGAAAAAATCCTTTAACGAATCCGTATCAATCCAAGAATCACCGACCACATTTATAAAACGCTTTACTTCCTTGCTGTCCATATTGTCGGAGAAGTCCTCTTCCAACTGACTCTCGCTTTCTTCTATGGCGGCTCTTCTCACCCAATCCTCCTCATATATTTTTATATCACGACTGGTGTGGTCGGATTCCACCTTGTATTTCCATTTGTCCGATGAGTCTCCTTCTTCTATCTCCAATCCTTCATCGATAGGTAATGTGTCTTCCAAATCGGCCTCATATATCGCCTTCAGCGGTTCAAAGTCGTTTTCCATCAAATCCACATCCGTTGTTATCCATTGTGTGATTGCGTCACCAAATTCACCAATGTTTTTTTTCACCTTCTTTAAAGTGGATTCTTGTATGTAGTAGTACAAATCTTGACCGTCATCGTCCTTTGCGATTCCGAAGTATATAGGTTCGTCCATAAATTTAAAATCCCCTCTTATGAGATGATTTTCATCATCGTCCATAACCATAGCATCTCTCATAAAGGGATAGTCGCTATATTTCACGACATATTCTTTACCTTCTATTTTGATAAGCATTCCTTCTTCACTTCTGACATTCTTGTCAAAATATTCATCGGTAAGATTTTTTAATATTCCCATAATAATGATTACAGTTTATTCGTAAGGTATTTATGGTTCATTATCTTTTCCCTTGATATATTCCTGTAATATCTTTCCATACACCGTCTCCGGTGTTTTTGTACATCCTCTGGTTTGTGGAGGGTGAATTGAGGGGACCGAGTTCGGAAATGTATCTTCCCGTCTTTATGTAATCAAATTCTTGCAGTTCGTCTAAAGGTAGGATATCGTTTCCAGAAAACAAGGCTACTTTCATATCATTGTGATTTTTCTTTATGTACCTTGCATATTCCTTCATTTCAATCCACCCGTCAAAGTTTCCGTGTCCCATAAAGCAGATGCACGAAACACCTTTGTTCTTGTCTATCAGATAGTCTATGGATGTTTCGTTCAGTTCGTATCCGATGTCTTCCCATAGGTGTTTTGAATGACAATCGGGACAATGGAACTTGCAGTTCGATATGTTGACACATAATGTTATCTCATCGGGTATTTCTTCAAATACCACTTGTGTATCCGTGTACTTCATAATCTAAATATAACAAACACAAAAAGAATATGATGGATAAAATAATGAATTTTTCCAAAGTTGTGAAGAAGATGAGCAGATAAAAGATTTCCTTGATTCGGAAGGTGTTATGATAAAAGATTTTGATTAAAAATAAAAAAAAAAGAGAGACTCATTTGAGTCTCTCTTTTATATTAAAATGAATCGTAAGCGTCGTTGATTAAATTAACATCTTTATCAAAATCTGGCAGATATGTGAAATCAAAAAATGCTTGACTATTATCTTTTATGTCATATAGTGCTATTATAATAGAGGTAGCAAATATTTCACAACTTTCTATATTATATCCGGATTCTGCAGGAGACCAATAAGTTGCACCTTCACTCCAAAATTCTACTGATGCATGAACTTCTCCATTAACTTCGAGTGTAATTTCAAAATCACCAAGTTCATAATCCAATTCGTTATATATGTTATAATCATCACCATGGTTGTCCACCAACTCATCTTCAAAATTCTTATCTTTAGAATAATCTTTTATCCAAGACTCTACATCTTCTTTCGTTTTTTTAACAAATTCATCCCAAACACCATTTTCCTCTAAAAGTTTTTTAAATTCCCGATATTTTTTGATATCTTCTTTGTTTTTTTCTACAAATTCTTTTCTTTGTTGGAATTTTATTCTGGAATCAGACAGTTTTTTGTCATTTTCTTTATTCCAATATCTTGGGTCGTGAATTTTTCTAAAACGTGACCTTAATTCGTCTTTGTCAATTCTCAATACAAGAAATTTTCCACTATTCAATTTAAAAACCCAATCGGTGTATCCTTCTACGGTTCTATTATATGTATATGGTGAATCATAGTCGTCTTCCCAATCATCGTCCCAGTCATCCGGACCGACCTGATGCCAAACACGATGTCCATGAAATCTTATTTCTTTTTTATCACCAAGTGTGTCGTGAAGCATTTTCTTCGCCTCTTCTTCATCATTGGCCACACCGATTACCTCATCGTCGGTAACTTGATTGAATAATGCTTTTTGACTAGCGTCTTTTGTATTTATTTCACCTTCTTGAAACAGTCTTGAAATGATTTTGCTCTTGAAAGACTCGTTGAGCATAGTGAATTCCTCAAAATTTAAAAGTGTCTTATTCATTCTGTTGATTTTTATGTATAAGATATTTATGTATTTTGGATTTTATTCTATACTTTTATTATAATATCTCATCCCCTCTTCAATCTGTCTCGGTTCGGCGAAGTTCTTTACACGTTTCAAATATCCGATTATTCTTGTGAGCTTATCGACATTCTTGCTTCCACAGTGGGGACATTCGTCCAAATCGTGTTTCGAAATATACCCGCAGTCGTTGCAAGCGGTATTCCTTACATTGTATGTGAAGTAGTTGCAACCTACCGAAGCGGCGTACTTCAAGAGTTTTCTGTTCTGTTCCTTGTTCAGATGTTCTGCGAGGTTGATGTGGCAGGCGGAACCACCGTCGAGATACTGTACATATTCCTTTCCGTGAAGTTTCATCTTGTTAAGAACACTCAATGAGTCGTCTTCCGGATTGAAGAAATATGACGAGTACATGATGTGCTTGTCACTTACGAAATATCCGTCCTTCTTGTCCCACATATAGTTCTTTACCGAGAGGTTTTCACCCGGAACAAATTCCGTGTTGAACATACAGTCACGAGTCTTGTCCTTTTTGTTGCAGATGTTTATGGTTTCAAGTATTATGTTGACGAAATTTCTGTAATCTTCATTGTCCGAACAATCTATTCCAAGAAATTCAGCAGCATCGGTCAAACCGTTTACACCGACTGTCAAGTACTGTTTTCTCAGGTTTATGAAACCGGCACGATAGATGTCGAGCATATTTGATTCATGGAAATCCTTGATGATTGAATTGAAGGCGGTCTGGTATTTGTGTACGTTTTCCGTAACCTCCGTGATGTTGGATTTGATTTTCTCGATGACTCCTTCTTGAATTTCCTTGTCGTGTTTCGAAATGATGAATTTTTCTCCGAGTGTGAACTTGTAATTGTTTTCCTCGAAATATTCCATAACCGAATTTTGGATAATCCTGTTCAAATTGATTGTCATAACCGACTTTGAACCGGTGGCGACAGAAGCTGTTCCCATAGAGAACTGGTGCGTGTTGTGATTGTGTTCTTCATCTTCGTTGTCTTTCAACGAATTACGGAGACGACAGCAACTCGACAACGAATCGGGTGAATCGGAAAGGTATGTGAAGAAAGAGTGTCCTTCTGCATACATCTCTGCTGTGAAGTCTGCATATTCCTTGTCAACCAAGTCGTTACCATCTGTAAGACACGCCATTGTCTCAACCGGGAATGTAAGGGTGTATCTGGTTCTTTCGTCGTTGAACCACTTCATAAATTTCTTCTGCAACCACGAGAGTGTCTCCCATTTCGGTGCAGTTCCATCCGGAAATCTGAAATCACCGAATACACCTTCAAAATATCCTTTGTCGAAATAACCCACATTCCAGAATACGGTTTGATAACCACGGTTTCCAGCGGGCATATTCATAGAATGTACAACCTGCTGGAAATAGTTTTCAATGACCTTTTCAAGTGTCCTTCCTTTTCTGTTGAGTTCAACCTTCATATCGAGCTTGTCGAGATAGTCGTCACCATAGTCCTGTCTGATGAAATAGTCGAAGTACATAAGGAACTCGGGTGTCGCTACCGCTCCGGCGAACTGTGAGGATACGGAGTATACGAGATTGATGAACTCACCACAGAACGACTTCAAGTCTGTGGGAGCTGTTGATGGACCGCCGACACCGGTAAGTCCGTTTGTCAGGAACGGATACATAGTTATCGCCACACAATACGGCATACCGGGAATCGCCGTCTCGTCGTGTTTGTACAACCTGTGTGTTTCAAGGTCGTATATGTATCTGTCTGCAAGTTTCTTGCTGTACATCATCTTTATACGGTCATACAGGAGGTATCTGTTCTGTTTGATGTTTTCCTCTTTGTATAACTCCTGACCCATAGTGACCACATTCTTGTTGGAGACATTGGCGTTTGCATCGAACTTTGAACCTGTAGCGGCATTGCTCGCCTTTATGTAGTTCTTTATGTAGTCGGATTTCTTTTTCTTGAAGTTCATATCGCTGTTGATAGTGTCGTACTTGGATATGTAGGCTCTCGCCACCTTCTTGTTGACCGACATCAAGGCGTCTTCCACAAGTCTCCTTATTTCGGAGCTCGACATATTTTCATATACGAACAAACTGTCAACTACATTCTTTATCAAGTGTTCGTCTATCTCCTCATCGATTGACTTGTATGCGTCAACAATATCATTGAATACTTTATCAACATTGTATTCTTCAAGTGTACCGTCTGATTTTCTTATATTCATGTGTATTTTGTTTTATTTTGTTTCTTCTTTTCCGTCAGGAAAAAGTTCTTGGATAGTATTTATAAAATCGCAAACTTCTTTTTCCGAACACAATCTGGTGTCGTATAAATTGAAATTTTCGAAATCATTTTTGTCCGCCTGAACTCTCCTTTCTATCGTATCATCTTCCTTACCACCGTTGTATCTTCCACCTAATCTGCTTATTCTCAATTCAATAGGCATATCGAGATAAATTATCTCACAAATATCCGACAAGTTTGGGAGATGGTGTTTCAAGTCGATTATATTGCCTATGCTGACAATACCCACATTGCAGTTGTCGAAATCGTCTTTGGAGAATCCGTACCACCATCCATTGAAGGATTTTACCGAAAGGAATTTAAAGTCACGTATCATTTCACCCATAACTTCCGGTGAGACAAAATTGTATTCCGAACCGTTTTCGGTCGGTCTCTTTGGTCTTGTTGTGTACTGGATTAGTGGTTTGTATCCTTTCTCGATGAATTTCTGCTGGAGCCAGTCTTTGCCGGATGCGGCCGGACCGACGATTAAAATCTTTTTACCTTTTGTGTCCGATTTCATATACCTTTTTTAAAAAAATGTCCGAGATAGTTTCGTCAATTTCCTTGACTTTCTTTACAAAATCATCCTCGTTTTCTAGTGATATGTCTATATAGTCACCGTCTTTCAAGAATAATCTTATATCATTATTTATATTAAATCTTATGGCTTTTATTTTACCATTTGTGTTCTCATCTACAAACATATAACCCCGCCGTATTTTTCTCTTACACTATTAAACATAACAAAAACCACCGAAAAAATCGGTGGTTTTTGAATTTAAGTCAAACTACTATTTCTTTGAAGTACGACTTATTGCGTTTTCAAGAGTTGACTGCTCTACAATCTTCTGCATATCAACACCTGTTGCGTCTGCAACTGTATCCATAGTCTGCTTGATTACAGCGGGAACCTGTCCGGAAAGCTGTGTGATGCCGTCTCCGTTTCCACCGTAGATACGAACGTCCTTGATTGAACTGATTGGTTCGGCCACACTCTTGGCGATTTCCGGAAGTTTTTCAAGAACAAGCTGTGCCTTTGCTGCATCACCATACTTCTGGAATGCGTTTGCTTTCTTTTCCATTGCTTCCGCTTCTGCAATACCCTTCTTTTCGATGGCGGATGCTTCTGCAAGACCTTTCTTTTCGATGGCGTATGCCTCTGCATCGGCGAGTTTCTTCTTACCGAGTGCCTCCTGTTCCATACGGAACTGTTCCGCTTCGGCTGCCGCCCTTACCGCCTTCGCCTTCTGTTCTGCTTCATAGGCTTCCGCTTCGGCCTTACGTTTTCTCTGTTCGAGTTCAGCGGATGCCTCTATTTCCTTCTGATACTTTTCTGCATCGGCCTGCTTCTGTACCTCTGCATCGAGTTTGTTCTTCTGGATTTTAACACGCTGTGCGGTGAGTTCTTCTTCCTTTCTTGCCTTTTCGGTTTCCGCTTCGATTGCGGCGGCATTGATTTCCTTCTGTTTTTCCTGTGTGAGGAGCATCTTTGAAGCCTCCGCTTCAACTGTCTTTTCGTTGATGGTCTTCTGCTGTTCCTGCTGCTGAATTTCGTATGCGGCATCGGCCTTCGCCCTATTGGTGTCTTCTATGACTTTAAGTTCGGCCTTCTTTATGGCGAGTGCGTTGTTCTTCTCCGCTACGATTGTCTCGTTTTCAACACGGGCGTCATTGGCTTCTTTCTTTGCCTTCGCTTCGGCGATGGCGATGTCCCTTTCGGCCTGAGCCTTGGTGATGGACGCTTCCTTACGGATTTTGTATGTGTTGTCTGCACCGAGATTTCTTATAAGACCTTCTTCATCGGTTATGTTCTGGATGTTGCACGAAATCATTTCGATACCGAGTTTGGCCATATCTTTCGCCGCCTTGGCTGCAATCTGGTCGGAAAAACCGTCACGGTCGATATTCAACGACTTGAGACTTAATGTACCGATGATTTCCCTCATATTACCTTCAAGGGAATCCTTGACCTGTGAAGCGATTTCCCTTTCCGTCATATTGAGGAAGTTCTTGGATGCAAGTCTGATACCTTCCGGTGTGTTTATGACTCTAATCTTCGCCACTGCGTCTACCATAACGGAAATGAAGTCGTTGGTTGGAACCGGTACCGAAGTCTTGATGTCTACCGATGTCTGTCCGAGAAAGACCTTATCCACACGCTCGAGACCCGGAATACGGAAACCTCCCTTGCCGATAAGTATTCTCGGCTGTTTTGAAATACCCGAGATGATGTAAGCGTCCTTTGGTGGAGCCTTGACATAACATACTGCGATAAATACCACTAATAATACGACCACTATGGTCGCCAGAATAAGAATACTTTGAATACTCATAACTTTTTTGATTTATGTAATTAATAATCTATGAATTAAAGTCCAAATATAGTGACCACAAGCCACAGCACGCCCACGAACAACGCCGCTTCAAGGACAAATCCGATAAAGGCCCCGAAGAACTGCAACGGAAAAAGCAGCAGGAATAAAAATCCTTTCAATACGTCTATCAAAGTTCTTTCGAATAAGAAGTAAAGCACCAGAAGGATTACCGCTATGGTTATTATGGTCGAAAACATAATTTACTCTTCTATGGTTACAATTTTAATGAAATTCTCTTTCTTGAATGAACGGAACTGGTTCTTTTCAAGGTCGTAGTAGTTGACGACATTTTCGTTCTTCTTCACCGTTTTCTTCTTGTGTTTGAAAAGATACGACTTTCCGTCCTTGCTTTCACCGACAAGTTCGATTTTGTTCTCATTCATATACTCTTCCATACTTCCGTATTTCTCGGAGACGAGTGCGTCAACGGCGGTTTTTTCGAGTTCAAATTCGTCCGGTTCTCTTTTTGGGAGCAGGTCTTCTCTGAGTGTTCCCTTCGCTGTTCTTGTTGTTCCGTCAGTTTTCGTATATTCGAAAATGACTACATTGTTCTTCAATGTTTCTTTAAGTTCTTCTGCATTCATATTGTCTAAATGTTTAAAGTTGAAATTTCTTCTTCTGTTATCTCTTTTAATTTTCTGTCGAGTTCCTCATCGGTATCGAAATAGAATTTTCTTCTTTCACCATCGACGAAGTGTATTTCCATCACGGGCCTGTTGTACCAGCTGTCCGTCTTTTCATCGTATCTGATACTATCGTTCCAGTCTTTGATAACATCCTCGATATTACGGAAATAATTTTCACTATCTGAACGCCACAGCGTTTCCTTCGCCACACACTTGTGCTGGTAGCAACCGAAAAAGATTTTACGGACAAAATCCTCTTCCGGATAATTATACCACGAATGGGGGCGGTATTCCTCTCCTTTCTCTATCTTCTTTATATATTCGTTTGGACACGAATGTGTGTGATAGATGTGTGAAAACTGTTTGAATGTTACTTTACTGTCCATATTATTCTTTTTTTGAAATGACTTTCCAATATTTGTTGTGTATCTCTTTACCATCCACATCACCCCACTTGCAAGGTTTTATAACTTCGTAGCAGTCAACATCCGACACAAGTTCATCGATAATCTCGGGATTTTCCTTCAAAGTTATCTGGAACGCCTTGTTTATCATTCTCGCCTGCCACATATTGACAAGTTTTCTCAAACCTATCATTGAGTTGAAGTCACATAATCCTACCCATAACCATCCATATTCGGTTTTCTTGACGGGTATCAATCTATGGTCGATATGGTAACACAGACGGTGAAACCAGTGCCACTTGTATGTCGCCCGGTATCCGACAAGTATTTCCTTTATACCTCCGTCCCAGAATGTAAGGAAGTCATCTCGATAACATCCCCACTTCTCTTTCCCACATACTCCGACCTTCGCCCATTTTCTCATTCTTGTTTCAAGAATGCTTATGGCGGAATTTAACTGGTCTCCGTACTTCTTGAACCATTCGTCTCCCCAGCAATGCATCGCTTATTTCTCCTTGTTTTTATAGATATGTTGATTTTTGGGTGATTCGTTATTTTCCTTTATTGAGTCTTCAAATCTCTTTTGCAACTCCCACGCCTTTTCTTCGGTATTTTCACAACGGCAGTGACCTTTTTTGTAGAACAGTCTCAGATGTCCTCCGAAAGTGATGTAGAACCACATACCCAGATATTTTACCTGCGGGTAGAAAAATTTCATACCGTTCCCATAAGCGATTTCGTTGAGTCTCCATTCTGCATCTTTCAATGCCTTGTAGTTCCAGTAACTGCGTTTGAATATGATACGATGAAGAAATCTTATGACCGGAAAGAAAATTAAAAATAAGAAGACCGTAATTCCGGCAACCAGTATAATCGTTTTTAAACCCATAAGAATAAAATTCATAATTCAATTTATTTTTTCACAAAGATACTATTTATTTTTTGATATCCATAAATAATTTAAACCAATAAAATATTTTTTATGAATTACTTTAAAGATTTTGACTCTTTTGTTTCCTATGATTTGATACATATAAATGAATCGTTTTTGGGAACCGCCGAAAAAATTGGAAAGGCGTTTGTTAAAGGTGGTCCGAGAAGAATGCCTAACGGAGATATAATCGACCCGCAAGAAATTGTTGATGTGGTTAATGAAGCCATAGGTGATATTTCATTTAACTTTTCTTCATTCTACGATTTTGTAAATAACTTTAATATTATCTATTTCTGGAGTCATCCGGATATAGATACGATGGCTGTTGATAATCATATGAATATGTATATCTGTGCTCCATTTGTAAAAAACGAATTGAAATCAAATAAAGACCTTGTGAAGGGTGTTATAATGCACGAAATTCTCCATATAGTTTTTGACCACATAAAGAGGGGTGAAAACTGGCTCGCCTCAAAAGGAAAACCACGTACAGAAGAGACACAGTATGATAACAATCTTGCGGCCGACTTGGAAGTAAACAGTGCGTTGATAATAAAGAAGATTGTAACCCAGCCGCAACTTACAAATGATATAAAGGGTGTATTTATTCCGGAGATAAGCGGAAAAAACGTACCACCTATGGAAACGGTACTGGAAGATGAAGAACTGATGAAAAGACTGAGAGAAAAGTGGAGTAAAGATAAAAATAATGGCGGTAACGGTGGTGGTAACGGTGAAGGTATTGAAACTTCGGAGGAATTTGATGAAGGATATATTGAAATGTATAATAAGATAGCGGAACTCGTGAACAAATATGGACCGGAGAAGACTTTGGAAAAACTTCGTGATAACGGTGTTTTGACTTCCGATTTTCAACTGAATCCGGATATCAATCCAGATGGTATTCTATCAATGAATTTTATAAGACTTAAAACACTTGATGAATTTTTAAACGAATCAAAGAACGCTTCACAAGGATACAGTACCAAGGAGGATGGATATAGAAAGGCCATAGAAAAAGCGGTTGAACAAATCAAATCTTCACTCGGAAATGGTCCGGACGGTGGTTTGGGTCCGGACGGTGGTTTGGGTCCGGACGGTCCACAAGGTAAAATAAAATCAAATATAGACAAAAAACAACTGACACCAATGAATCTTCCCAAAAAGAAAAACCAAAAAAGTGGTGGTAAAGGTGCTGAAGGTCTTCCCACAAATTCTAATGGGGATGATGATTCTGATAATGGTGATTCTAAAAACAATAAGTCTGATAATTCTTCTACCGATAAACAAGATGGTGAGAAAAGTGGTGGTTCAGGAGATGGCGGTTCGAAAGGAGATGAATATGACGGTAGTGGAAATTCGTCCAATACAGATAAAACCATTGAAATTAATTATGGTAAAAAAGGACTTAACACCGGTGAATTTTTAGGTTCAGATGTAAAGTCCAACCAATCGTTTGAGGATTCATTGAGAGACGCATATGGTGATAATTTCGATGAAATAAGAGATATGATAAAGAGGAGTATCGAATCAAACAGTGAAGAGGCCATAGCCAAAAAGAGAGAGGTGACTTTGACAAAGATGAAAAAAAGAGGTGGAGATGACGCAACCCTCGCTTCTCTTTTGGAAAAGGCGTTGGAATTTTCAAGTAAATATAAATCAATGTGGAAAAAACTGTTGAAAAAATTTATTGGCAAGAGAACAAGACGTGCCGGAAACGATATTATTGACCCGAAACACGTCAAATATTTTAATAAGAGACTTATGACAATAAAGGCACCTCTTTCAACTTATAATAGAACCACACAAGACCCACAAGACATTAATGTATATGTTGATACTTCGGGTTCAATAGACTGGGAGTTATTGGAACTTATGGCACAAGCGCTTGTTTCATTTCTCGAAGAATATAAATATAGCGGCATAAATGTCATACCTTGGTCAGATGGTAGTGATGGAATACACCGAGTTGACCCTATATCTGATGTTGGAAAAGTAAAGGCTGCTGAACAGATAATGGAAATTTTACGTTCGGCACCATCCGGAGGAACAAATGTAAAAGCAGCTTTCGCCGAAGTTGCTGCGACAACTTTCCAATATAAGCACAGAAGCAAGAAGGATGATGTACATGTAATTATAACTGACGGTTATTTTAGTGATGTAACAGAGGAAAATTCGGAGAATACTCTTATAAATATAGTACGACACTATGATGGTGGTTCAAATGGTTTGGCAATAAATGTTGCAAAAAATACCATATGGTTAATTTATGGTAACGATGGTTGGAACAATGAATCTATACAATATGGTGAAAGTGTCAAAATTTCAAAAGACAATTTTAGATAAAATAATAAACATAAATAAAATATAGAAAAAAAATATCACAAATGAACAGATTGAATAATATACTTAGTCGTGAAGAATATCTGACTGCGGTTAACGAAGGAAGATTTGGTGATTTTGTTAAAAAGGGTGGCAATTTCATTAAAAGGGGTATTCAAAAAGTTAAAGGTGCTTTCCAGTTGTTATGCAGGAAGGTTAAGAATCTTATAGTCACATTTGATTCAAACGGAACGGTATTGCCCGTTGTATCACCGCAAGCACTTGGTGACAGGTTTAAAGGTGAAGGTAATGTTCGTTTCTTCGGAACAGAATCTATGAACAGGGAGATAAAGGAAATGGGCGGAAAAGGATGTGATACAAATGTTACTCCATTTTCAGAAAATGATTTTAAAGACGATTCACCAAATGGAATCGAGTTCTTTAAATGGATTGATGACGGATTCAAAAATACCAACTATTATAAGAATCTCCAAACGATGAATAAACTTGTTGAATCAAGAAAATTTTCTTCGGAAGATATTCTTAATGAAAAACTTGAATCGGATGAGCGTATAAGATATAATGGTGGAAGTGTCAGAGATAATGATGATAATCCAACCGGTGTGGAAGCATATAAAACTATAAGTGGTGAAAGATTTAAAAAATTGATACGTGAACGTATTGATGCATATTGTGTAAATCAAATTGAAAATAAACCGGCAAATTTACTTGTATTTGGTGCTCCTGGTATTGGTAAATCAACAATACCAAATACGGTTGTTAGAGAATTTAATAAACTTAAGGATGAAAAGGATAAAATCAGTATCATTACTGTAAACTGTTCAAGACTTGAAAGTGGTGATTTGATGATGCCCGCTTTCCCGAAGGATGTTGATGTTGTAGAAATGATTAAACAATCCCCTAGATATAAACAAGCAGCGGCGGCTCTTGCTGGTTTAGATGCAAAAACAAAAGCAAGCGCTTTACAAGGAATAGTGAATTCAATGCAACAAACTGCAAACAACGCACCAGCACCTTGGTTACCTTGTTATAGAAAGAGTGGTAACGATGACGCCGATGCAATATTGGATGCTTATGCAAACGGTGGTCTATACACAATGTCCGAATCGGAGGCCAAAGAAATTTTAAAACAAGCGGGTGCAGACGAATCCCAAGTAAATGCCGGTGGTGAATCTGTAGTTCGTGATGGAAAAGATGTAGTTAAAGGTAAAACATCTTCAACCGGTTCTGGTGGTATAATCTTACTTGACGAGTTTTTGCGTTGTGACCCACGTATATTCAAACAACTTCTTAACTTCTTATTTGAAAGACATTTTGAAGATTATTATCTTGGTTCAAAATGGTTTATAATGGCTTGTTCAAATAGACCTTGTGATAGTAATGAAGTTGATAAAAACTGGATAGACTGGGAAGCTGCCGATAGAGACCGTTGGCCAGCAACAGTTAACTATGCACCGGAACCAGAAGAATGGAAAAAATGGGCAAGAGAGAAAGGTTTTGATGAGAATCTTTTAAAATTTATATTTGATGAATCGAAAAGTTCTAATAATTTGGTAAATGGTAATGAATACCGCAGATGGCATAATATGGCCAATAAGCAAGCCATTTCCAATAATGTGAAACATAAAGATATTTCACCGAGAGACTGGGAACAAGCAATGAAAGATTTTTCTAGATTCTATGAAAACCATAAAGATGAAGGAAGATTTAAAAATGGTTTTTCAACAGCATTTATGACAATCGAAGAAATAAGGGAAACTGTAGATATCATATTAGGTGAAGAATTAACAGAAGAACTCATTTCATGGTACGAAAAATACTGTGGTGGATTAGATGTGGAAGAAATCATAAAGAATCCTGTAGGTGTACCTATGCCGATGATTTCAAAAATGAAAGAGGACAAGGAAGGAAAGGTTATAAAGAGTGAGGAGAAAAACGAAACTCTTGTTATGGAAGTACTTATGGATAAGTTATGTGATAGGTACTATGATGAAAATGGAGAAGAAATAAAACCTTTGACCGATGAAGAATTGTCACAGATTATGATTTGGATTGGTATAAATTTCAAAGACAGTTGGAATGTCGTTGGATGGCAATTTGCTAACCAATTAAAGGATAAACTGAAAGTTAACTTCTGGGATTATCACAAATTCGGACTTTTGTTTATGGCAGCATTCCCAGAAAAAGACTATATGGAAGTCGTTGAATATCCTGGATTAAAGGAAGTATTGTCTGACAAGAAACATTCGGATAAGACAAAATATGTCCTTCCTAATGGTCAAGGCATCCTCGATGTTGTTAAAGAATTTGCAAATAAATACTTTAACTGGAGAATGGATGGTGAAGAACTTCTTACAATATATGATGTCAAGATGCCAGAAGAAACTGAAGAGAAAGAAGAATAAATAGTTTTATCCAAACAAAAAGGCGGTCAATCGACCGCCTTTTTTATATCATAATAATATCGAGTTCATCATCAGAGAAACACTCTTCTATAATATCACTTTTGAGATAATCCTTTCTCTGCAAGTCGTTCAAGTCTTTCACTTTCTCCTTTATCCCGCATTTCTTGACATAGAGTTCCCATAGAAAGACTTTCTTGTGTTTCTTCAATTTCTTTATCGCCTCCGCCTTGCCGGCCTTGTCCTTGTCGAATACATACCTGACATTTTCGGACTCATCGAAATAGTCGTTCATTTTTTTCGCCCCCTGTAACGCCACACAGTTATCGAGAGAAAGACTGTCGATAGGACCTTCCACTATGGTTATAGTCTTGTTCATATTGATATTCATAATATTGAATATACCGGAGATTTTCTCTATGTTCGCCACAACATTCTCTATTCCGTCTTCCTCCTCTATGTATTTTTCACCGAGTTCTTTTTTCGAAAATAACTTCTCTATGATTTCCAGTGATGCTACACCAAACACATCCTTGTACATCCATGTGAGGTTTCTTGTAAGGTATCTCGGTTTCTGTGACAACGGGTCGAGCTGTCTTATCTGATACCCTATTACCCTGTCGTTCTGTGTGGTATTGAGTATGTACAGTTCCTTTGAAGACGGCTTGTATGCAAAATAGTTCCATTTCGAGATGTCTATCTTTCTGCTTTTCAGATATGTACTGCACTCCTCATTCTTGTATGGTGATACTATCCCCAGTTTTTCAAATAAAATCTTCTTCGGTATGGCGAGTTCCTCTATCACCGAGTACACCATAGACGATTGTGTCGTGGCGTATCTTTTTTCGAAATGCTTGGCGTTCTGTTGTATTTCACGAACCGCTATCTTGTCGGAAAGGGAAAGTTCCTGTCCGAATGTCTTGAGAAGGGAGAGTACACCATAGTGTGAACCGCAGTTATAACAGTGGAACTGCATGGAGTTGAAGTAAAGGTTTCCTCTTTTCTTCCTGCTATTATGCAGTGAATCACCACACACGGGACACGAAAAAGCGAACCTGTCGTGGTAAATGTCTATCTTTCTCTTGTTATAACTGTCTTTGGAGAATTTCTTGTCGAGTATCTTCTGAAGTTTCTCCTGTATGACTTGTATCAAATCATAGTCGGAATCATTCATATCTATTTGTTTAAAATGTTGATGGCGTCAACGGCCATCTCCCAGTCAATACCGCTTTCCCAGCTGCTTTCTATTATATGTCCCTCCTGTGACGGAAGCATATCGAAAGTGTCATCGTCTATGATTACATAATTTGTCACTTCCGGATGACCGTCGAGCCACATTTGAATTTCATCACCTCTTCCGTATTTGTCGTGGTCGATTAAATTCGGAGTAACCCCAACCGTATATTCGGACAACGAATATGGGTTTCCATCGACATAAGGTGTCTCCGGATTCGTGATATACAACAAAGTACTTTCCAGTGTGTTCATCCTCCAAGAAGAGGATATGACTATCTTCGCTCCCGTTTCTTTGCAGATATGGGCAATCAAATCCATCTTTTTAGGCATAAGCGCCCAGTTGGATAGATTACAAGTAATCACTCCATCAAAATCCAAAAATATAACTTTCATTTCTTTTCTCCTCTTGCACAAAAGAAATCATCAAGCGGATTCCAGGAATACCAAGAATCTTCACA